CCTGATAGAATTAATTTTTGATCTACATATAAGCCAGCGGCTTTACCTCGTGCTACTTCTGCATTGGTAGCAGCACTCCACGCTCCTTTAATTCTAGCTTCATCTCTGATCTTAGCGAGTTCGGTGATATGTCTTTCAAAATTCACACCATATTTTTCCTGGACTTCGGCTCTTAACTCTCCGATGTATTTAACTACTAAGGGTGAGTATTTAGGGTTGCGTAATTCAGATGCAGCCTGTCTAGGTCTACTTTTATAGCCTGATTCACTCGCACATTCCGCAGGACTCTTACGTCCTTCGTTATACACAAGTAATTCTGCGAATTTGATTTGTCTTTCTGTTAATTTAGCTGGGACTCCCATACCTTGACTTATACCGTACATTAACGTACAAGTCAATTATGATAACTCCCCTGGTGAGATCCATTGGTCTCAAATTGAGGTTAATTATTTTGTTTGTAATACTTACGTTTGCAAGTGGGTGTAGTGAATTTGCTATGCTTATGAGCGGATCAAGTTTGGCTGCAAGTCAAAATATGTATGTGAAAGTTTATAATGGTGTAGACGTTTTAACAATTTTAAGTACAGAAAAGAGTATGAAACAACACGTTTATGAAAAGGGGAAGAAATATATTATAGAGGGTGTGTACGATGAAACCAGAGTCAAAGCTTTGGCAATTATTGAAGCAAAAGACCTCCCAAATTTCATGGACAAGACTAGAATCCTGGAGTAGCTTCGGAACTCCCGATTGCTTGGGATACAATGATTCTTGCGGTTTTTTCATGTGTGAACTTAAGATCATTAGGGGTCATAAAGTAAGCTTTTCACCCCATCAAAAACTATTTCATATCACTCGTCCCAAACGTAATTTTATATTAGTTCAACAAGCCGCGAACGGCTCTCGTTCGTCGGTAAAACTTTATGGCTCGTCCTCGATCCACGGCCTGCTTGAAGACATCCGGGAAACGCCGGCCCTTGCCACCAATGATTGGGATTTAATTCAAAGAATTTTTTTAGGCTTGCGCCCTAATTGAGCTTGGGCGCTCTCCACGAATCGCGCTGAGTTCTCCGCGTGTAGCTTGCCCGCTTGATCGCTTGCGGGCCCACCCTCCGCTTGAGCGCTTGGGATCTTATCGCTTGCTCGCCACCCGCTTGGAGGCTTGTGCTCTTCATTTATTTTTTTTATTAATTTACTTAGTTTAATGTTTGCCATAAATCACTCTCTTCACATCTCGGTCCCAGCAATGCCTACAGCTCTGGCAGCTGTTGCCCTGTTTGGGGGCCGGGCAATGTTTAACTGTTGCGCCATAGATTGGCGCGTCGTGTGTATGTACACCTGATGTATAAGGCCACCAGCTCACGCCGCGCGCCTGGTCATTCATATGGTCAGAGAATACTATTTTTAAATTTTTTGGAACTACTTCTGGATCTAAAAATTTTAGAAATTGCGCCTCGCGAGTCGGTAGCCAGTGCTTCGTATCTGGCGTGTGCTTGCACACTTCAAAAATATTTTTTAAATGCTGCGCGCTCTGAATATCTCCTGAATCATGCCAGCGAAACACCGGCCGCCCTTTAATCAATACAATCATAGCTTGCACCCATTGTGGATGCTCGAGAGCTTTCAACCTACGGTTGAGCGCTGCCTTTACATTCGGGAATCGGTAACGGCCCTTCAGGGCATAGCAGCCCTCACACGTCGAGCCAATAACATGGACGAGCTTCTGGCCAGTCAGGCAAGCCGGGGCTGGTAGATTCATTGCCGGGCCGGGCATCTTAGACGGCGCGCTTAGGCCGCCGGTTATTTGTTTAGCTTCTTTTTTTAACATCCTATAAATTCCTATACTATAGCTCAGAGCTTGTCAACCTGCTTGCAGCCTTCCGGGCCCTCCCGCCCTTACCAACTTCTTAAATTAGATTTGTGACCGTGCTTGAGCTCTTTAAGCTTGCCAGCCAGTACTTCTATTTCTGGGCCAAATTTTTTCCAGGACCGGGCCATGATCCGCAGCTCACAGGCCAGCGTTATCAGCTGGCCCGCGTTGGCTTTATTTATTCTTAGAGTAATTATTTTTTGTTTCATAACTTTGTGTGTATCTGGTCAATACCTAAGGCATTTTTAAAATGTCCTTCAGGCTGGCCAGTCACATCCTGCCAGGCGCCGTCGCGCTTCACTTCAGTTACCTGATGAGCGTAAACAGATCCATGCTCGTCGAACATTCCAATCTCGGACCCTTTGGTCCAGATCAGGATGGTCTTACGTAGCCCGCGGCCCTGCTTCGGGGACTCTAACAGCTTGCCGGAGATGGGCTGGCCCAGCTGCGTCGTCTTTACTTCGTCGTTCTTTTTTAGATCTTTATAATTTATCATAATAATTAATCGTATATTTTCCCACAGCTCAGGTCAAGCCCTCTTATTTTTATTTTTGGTGTGGCATTAATATTGCAACACTGTTGCAAAAATGTCACGATTTGCTTGTGACCTTTGGGCCCACCCACCCTATAAAAAAAAATAAGCTTGTAAGCTTGCGAGCTTGAAGCCTTTTTATTTTTATTTTTATTTTTTTAATTTACAACTTGTGATTGAATACAACCTGGGCGTGAAAACGCCCAGGTTTTAATTTTTTACCAACTGCAACTATACTCTACAGTCTGACCCTTCTTCAGAGCGTCTTCACAAAATTTTATGAATTGCTTATCTTGTTTTTTATAAGATTTAGCCTGCTCTTCTTGGAACTGCTGACCCCAGAAAAAACCATCTGGCGCAAAGTGATTATAATATTTTTCATTAATAGCTTCATCGAGACGTTTTAAAATGTCTTTAGTAATAGTGACTTTATGGTCTTCACCATTAAAGCCCAGCCCATCAATGTTACCACTATGCTCATTGGTATCTTCTTTAGGGTTTTGCTTTGTATATTCTTTAGACATAAACTGTTGCAATCTTGCATGCTTACGCCATACAAAGCCGTCAGACATTGGATCATATTTATCGGATTAAACTTTCTTCCAATCGATGTGTCCATTTCTGATCATTCCATATAGATCTAACCCCATAACTTCTCCTTTCTACAAACAATCGGCGCAATATCTTTGATCGAACTTACTACGATAATCATTTGTTATTGTTTGTTTACAAGATCGACAATTCAAAAACATATCATTTTTTTTTGAATTATCTTTTTTCTTTTTTTTTGGTTTTTCATTAAAAACTTTTTCAAGTTCTTTTAAAACTTTAGGATCGTTTAATTTATCCCAATTAATCGCTTTATTAAAACCAAAAACATCTTTCATAATTCATCTTACAATTTCCCATAGTTATTTCAAGAACTATTTTTTCGCGTAAAAAGTGATTGACACAACATGTAGTAGCTGCTTGAGACCTATGGGCCCACCCTCCCATATAAAAGGCAATACAACCTATGGTTGTAAATTATAAATTTGACAACAAAATTTATTTAATTTAATATCCCATAAATAAAAGAAAGGATAACACAATGGCTAGAGTAAGAAATAATCAAGGGTATCGGAAAAAAGTATTAGATATTTTTATTAGACCATACCTTGAACAAGAGAACACGCAAGAGAGAGAAAGTTATCTTCAAGAGAGGGAAACTATAAAACCTCTACAAGATAAAACGTGGCAACTTGCGAGTAATATTGTCGGTAGGTTTTATACACCTAAAGACGTGGAAATGGCTTATCATCTTCAAAACAAATTTCCAAACGTGAATACTATTGCAAAAGATAGTTGCTTTCATTTTGGGTATATGGCGAAGAAAGATGGCGAAGAAAATGAGTATGAACAAGAAAGTTATAGTGGCGATCATACTGAACAAGACGACAAGTACATCACAAAACATTTTGATTTTCGACTTGATGGAAATATAAATGGTTCAGAAAATAGTAGGCAAAATGATTTTGCTTATGCTTATTTTCGTGATGAGTTAAAAGGCAAAATTAATAAAGGGGAAAAATGCAACCCCGATATTAATATTGAACAAAAATGGGGTGGGGGTAGTGGCGAAGAAAATGCTAGTAATCCTCATTGGACACAATGCGACCAAGCAAATGAAAGGGAACTTGGTTTAAGTGGTGGCAAGGATAATCAAATTTCCTATGCGAGAGAGTGGAATAATGATTATCAACTTGATTTGATTGGGCGAGAATATTGTCGTGATAGACAACTTAATTGCGATCAAAAAGAGTTTGCGATCTTGATGACTTGGCAACAAGCCAAATCAAAATTGATTATGGCACATACTAAATGGGTGGAAACTATTTTGGAACAATGCAAATTGTTAAAAAATGTTTTAAGAGATCATACCTATTTAGAGCAATCCATTGACATGGCTAAGAAAATGGGTTTGACAATATCTGAAACTGATATACTTGCAACTACATCTAAAGGAATTGTAGTTTCAAATACAGATATATTAAATCATTTAGCTAGTCTTAAAAACAAGACACAAACTAGAGATCAGAAAATATTGGCACGTCAAATATACGATCAAGCCCAAAAATAGGGTATTGACATATCTGGGATATTTATGCTAATATCCCAGGTAATATGAAAGGCGAGAATATGAAAAAACAACAGTTCGATATTGGTACTTATTTCACTATCCAATATTATGCAGATAAACACAGCAAGACAATAACAAGACGAGCAAAGTTCACAAAAGAATGTGAGTTTGGAAATCATAAAGTACATGGCTTTCCATATTTCAAATACTTTGATGTTGATGCAAATGGAATTAGATGTGCATCTAAATCATGGAAAATAACTGAGGTGAGAGTATGACAGAACTAATAGGCAAAGTAGTTAAAGAACTTGGACACGTGTTTGATGTTCTATCTGTTAAAATTCTTGAGAATAGAAAAAGAATAATGGCTCTTGAAACAAGAATAAAAGAAATGGAGAACAAATGAAAGAAATAAAACTGCAAGGCAGTAATCTTTTTGCTACTTTTAAAACTGAGAAAGAGTTGAAAGATTACATTGAGCAACACAGCAAAGAAGAACAACGTCTGTTGTGGTTGGGTGTTATGTTTGGTGGCAATTATATTGCTCATCAAGTCAACACAACATTTGACTTGAAATATAAGGACAAGAAATGAAATATTGCCAAGGACCATTGTGTCATACTTATACAACTAAGGACAGGATAAGAGGTAGCAAAGGCGACAAGCATTATGAAACTCGCAAGAATAGTAGGGGTTTTTATAATGGTGAATTCTGTTCTAACATATGTCGTGATGATTGGTACAATGAATTTGGCAAGCGAGCCATTGATCATTTCGGCAGAACATATGAGCCGAAGAGAACAGACGCAAGTGGCGCG